GCACGGAATCGACAACAGCTTACCGATTGAACTGTATGAAGCAGCGAAAAGAACCTGTCTCGGACTTGAAGAAGTTCGAGTTCTTCTTCGGTCTAATCCAATTAGGCTTAGCTCTGGTTACCGCTGTACTGCTCTCAATAGCCTTCTAGGCTCTCGAAGCACAAGTCAGCACTTGAAGGCAGAGGCTGTAGATTTTACCTGCCCTACTTATGGTAGCGTAGACAAGATCGTTAGGGCTATCGTAAATAGCCCTATACAGTATGACCAGTTAATACGAGAGTTTGATAAGCATGGCGGTGGGTGGGTACACATTAGTTTTAGTGGCACACCTAAACGTCAGGCACTAATCATCGACCAAGATGGAACAAGGGCATACACATGAACGATTGGATTAAAACACTCGCCCCGCTCTTGGGGACAGCGCTAGGTGGCCCTCTTGGAGGTGCCGCTGCTGCTTTCATTGCTGACAAGTTAGGCCTTGAGTCTAAAACACTTGAGTCAGTTACAGAAGTTTTGAATAGCGGGAAGATGTCACCAGAACAGATTTCCCAAATCAAGTTGGCAGAAGTGGACTTCAAGAAGTTCATGGCTGACCACGAGATTAAGTTAGAACAGATTTCAGCAGATGACCGTAAAAGTGCGAGAGAGCTGCAGGCCTCTTCGCGCTCTTCCACTCCAGCAGTTCTCACCTACATAATCACTTTGGGCTTCTTCGGTGTGCTAATAGCCATGTTTCTATACCCCGAAGTCAAAGAATCTTCACCGCTTATGATTATGCTTGGGAGTCTGGGCACCGCATGGACTTCAGCCGTGGCGTTTTGGCTGGGCTCGTCACACAGTAGCCAATCTAAAAACGAATTACTAGCGAATTCGTCTCCAGCAAAGTAAAATATGCGTTGCATTGAGCGGTGGAACACTCAATGCAACTAATCACAACCTAACTGTTACGGAGTTACGCAATGACTGCTTGCAATCATACCAAAAAGAAACCTGTTTACGCACCTATCAACTGCAGGTGCGGTGTTATGTTCTCGCCAATAGCCTCTAGGCAGAAGCACTGCTCGCCTGCGTGCCGTTTCAGAGACATAGCCGAACCTTTTTTCACTACCGAGGGCTGCTGGGAATGGCCTAAAGGATTTTTTAGTACCGGATACGGGCAATTCGCAATAAACGCTAGTACGCCAGAGACGGCCCACAGAATGTCATACCTTGTGTTTAACGGACAAATTGCTGATGGCCTGTACATCTGCCACACTTGCGATAATAGAAAGTGCTTCAACCCAAAACACCTATTTGCCGGTACGCCTCAAGAAAACGTTGACGATATGTTTGCAAAAGATAGGCAAGCAAAAAACATTAGGAGGTTGTGTGGTCAGGATAACCCGAGAAACGCGAAGCCACACCTGTATGAGCACTTGAAGCGGTTTACTATACAAGAGGAGGCACAGATTCTGGTAATGTGTGCCTCCATGAGCATACGCAGCGTCTCAAGGGTGTTCGGTTGTTCACACTCGACCATCCGTAGGGTGCTGGGGGCTCATGGCAGAGACCACACCAAGGACCTTCTAGCTAAGGCAGACGCTATCAAGTAGCTGAGCTAAAGAAAGCCAAGAAGAGCGGGTCCGTAGGGGCCCGTACCTTTGTCGGCTCGGCCAAGGGCACCCGAATGCCGTCGCAGTACACGACAGAAGGCACGGACACCAGTTCGTAGCGGGTTACTGGTCTGCCCACACCACCAGACGGAGACTTGCCGGCAACCCTCACCACACCAGAAGCGGTGAGCCTGGTTAGAACCGTGGCAATAGTGCCATCCGATAACCCGGTCTTGTTGACAAGTTCGGCACGGGTCCCCGGCATAGCCAAGAACACTTTTGTTTCTGAGGGTGTGAGGGCAGATTTTTTCATCAGGTTTCCTAGAAAGTTACGACGCTACTGGCAAACGATTCGCCCAACTCGCTATGGCTGACCATGAGCACTTGAGGGAATCCACAACTTGCTACAACCCCAAGCATGGCGGCTTCCCGGTTGTTGTCACAGGCTGCTGCAGGTTCATCAAGTATAAGCCAAGGCACGTTGGCCAAGAACGTGCGGGTCAGCGCGATACGGATTGCCAAGCCCAAGGCGTCCAGCGTGGAGCCGGACAACCCTTCAACCGGTTTACCGTCCACGAGGAAGCCGCCGCCTTCGCGGGTGACGACCGACTGGGTGCCGCGCACTTGGCTGAAGTAGTGCGATACGGTGCCCAAGACGGTGCCCCACAGCTGTTTGGCGACCAAGGGCCGAGCTTCTCTGATCTTCTTGATGGTGCGGTTGTTCAGCGTGTAGGTGGACAGGTCTTCCTTGGCCTTGACCAATGCCGCTTGGGATGCAGCATACGAATCCTGCGCGGCCTCGAACTGACCCTTGGCCACTGCCAACGCCATGGCTATACCCGCAGCTTCGGCCTGTGCCTGCTTCTCGTCATTCTGAGCGGTACGCAACTTGCGGGACCACATTTCAACGTCAGCGATTGAAGCTAAGGCTGTGGGCACCTGCACTTGCAGTTCGTCTGACGAAGCCTGCAAACCTGGTAAGTCCAAGGCAGCCAAGCCCTTGCGGGCGGCCTCGACGCGGGCCAAGGTGTACTGTCGGGCAGAGTTCTTGGCCTCCACCTCGCGCAGCAACTTGTTGTAGTCGGTGGTGTCCAGTTCTGGCACATCGCCGCCGACCCACTTGTACTTACGTGGGTATCCGCCGAAGGCCTCAACAGGCAGGCGAGACATTTGGGTATCCAAGGTCTTCGCTGCAGACACCGTGTCACGCACATCCTGCACTTGGGCGGCCAGCACTACTGACTCAGCCTTGAGCGCTGTCATGCGGACTTGGGCAGACTCGGCCAGCGCAGCGCATGCGGCGTTCTTGGCGATGACTTCCGGCACCTCAGAGAAATCCTTGCCGCAGAAGTCGCAGAGCTTCCCTTGGATAATAGCCATCTCAGCTTGGGCAAGTTCACGGGTGACCTGCAGAATCTCAGCCTGCACTGCCTTCTGGCGGGCAGTAGCGGCGAGGCCGCCATCGGCAAATTCTTCCGCGCTCGTGGCGACATGCTCGTACTGGTCGATGCGAGTGAACTCAGCGTACTGCGCCCGCAGGGCCGCCGCCGCCGACTGCGCAGCCGCCTTATCGCGGTAGTGTTGGGTGTCCAGCAGGGCGGGCACCTCAACTTCCGCCTCAGCAGAGAGGTCCGAGTGGGTCTTCATCCCCTTGACCAGTGTGGACTTGGCATTGGCTGCGTCAGCCAGCAACTTGCTCGCTGCTGACGTGTCTGCGGCTGCCAAGACGCTGTGCAGCTCGACTTGGGCGGTGGCCGCAGCCAAGAACTCTTGAGCCTTGGCCAAGCTCCCCTCCAGCTCCGCGAAGTCCGCCACGGGCGGCTTCACCTCGGCCAGCTCGGTGATACGGGCCTCAAGCAACTTGGTGTTGCCAGACGGCAGGTGCTCTTGGGCCTTCTCGACCAAGCGGTCAAGTGCGTCCACGTCGGCCAGCTTCTCAATCAGCGACACCGCCGCGCCGGGGCCACCTTCCAGCGCCCCGCGCAGAGCACCTTGGTTGGCGAACATCAGGGATGTGGCAACGGCAGCAGAGCAACCGAACAAGCGGTCCACGAAAGCGGTGACCTCAGCTTGACCAGAGGCCGTAACGCCGTCGCCGCGCAACTCAGCACCACCCTTGTGGCGCTCTACTTCAAATTCAGAGCCATTAAACGAGAAGCGAAGTAGAACACGAAGGGAGGTCTCAGGTTTGCCGTAGGTGACGGTAGCGGCCAAGGACATTGGCAGGGCACGAGCCCCATACAGTGCATAGGCAATAGCCTGCAGCATAGAGGACTTGCCTGCCTCGGAAGCTGCACGGATGAGCTGAAGCCCGCCACCGAAGTTGATTTCCAAGGACTCGTGACGTTTGAAGTTTGTAAGTTTGAGGTAGTTAAGCATATTAGTCTTTCTTTGGTTCTAGTTGTGGGTCGTCTACATACAGAGCCAGTTCCGCTTTTTCAGCAGCAGATAGCCGTTGTAAAAGCTCTGCAAGCGGCGGAGGCCTGTTTAGTCAATCGTGCGTAGGTTTAAGGTTCAGTCGTTTAGTCTTAGATTTTCGTCGGCTCATAGAAGCCCCTCGACAACAACACGCTCTTCAGCATCCAAGGTCTCCAGTAGACACTTGATGACATCAAAACCCTTGGCCGCTTCCAAGGTGGACTCAAAGTCAGCGGACAGCCCTTCGACGCTTTCAATCTGAACTGCGTTGGTGATGACGAAGGCCTCGGATGTGCGCCGGAAGGCGGCAATGGCGTTGACGACTTCGTGAGCCTCTTCCTGCGTCGCGCTGCCGTTCACCCGAATGAACTTGTGCCCGGTAGGTTGCAGGTCACGCCAGTTCATCTCGATGAACTCTTGGTCCCGGATAGCCGTCGTCTCGAAGTGAACCCCAAAGCCGCCACGGATGACAACCTTGTACTTGTCACCGTCTGAGAGCCAGTCAGAGACCGAGGTGGCCAGTTGGTTGCCCGGAATCAGAACCTTGCCCAAGCGTCGGGCATGGTGCTCGTGGCCAAAGATGACCGTCTTGCAGGGCAGGGCTGCGGCCTGCTCTTTGGAGACGTTCAAGCTCTGGTCAGCCTGCTTGGCAAAGAAGTTGTCGTAGTTGGCATGCAGGAACACGTACTCACACTTGGGTGTGGCTGCAAGTGTTGCGTCGAACACGTCTTGGTTCACCAAGTGTGGAATCACGTACCCGTAGGGTGTCATCGTCGGCTGCTCGATATGCACATAACGCTCGGGAAAGTTTCGGCTTAGGAGCTTGCCTAGAAACTGAAAACTAGAGAGCGTTGTAGAAGTCTTGCTGAGGTCGTGGTTACCTGCAGAGTTGTACAGCTTGGAACTTGGGTTTGCTTCAAGCCAGTCGCCTAGAATCTCGTACGTCTTTAGAACATCACTGATTGGCACATTTGCCGTATCAAATAAGTCCCCGTTTATGAGTAGGTCGCCCTCTACAGGCAGTAAACCTGCAAATTCCTGCAGTACGTGCTGTCGTAGAGCCCACTGGGTGGCTGGTGTGGTACCGGAGCTACGAATAGCTCCTAAGTGTAAGTCGCTGATTACTGTAAGCATAATTCTATTGCCTCTTTTAAGTTAAGTTCTGATGTATTTCTAAGGTCCCAAGAGCCTGTGTCTTGCGTACCGAAGTAGTCAAGGCCGATACACCGCCACACTTTAGTCTTGCTGTGGTGTATCAGTATAACGCACTTTGCACCTGCTAATTGGAATATTCGCATCCTAGCCCGGTTCTCCAGCTTGAAGTTACCGACTGGTAACCTAAAGTCATGGGCTGTCTCTTTTACCTCAAGCAGAATCGGCAGCCCTTGATTTACAAGCAGGAAGTCGGCCAAGGTTGGCTGCCTTGACCCTGCGTGGGCGTCAGGTAGCCGGTTCCATGCGAAGTCCTGTCGGGTGATAGAAGACAGAATCTTCTTCACCTGACCCTCAGCTATCTTGCCTCGGTTTGTGGTGGTCATGCTTTCTCCATTTTCTTCAGGCCGCCGACGATGGCAGCCTCAACAGGCAAATCACCAATCTCAATCTGCTCGCCAAAAGACGGGCCGAACGAGATGGAACTCTTGATCGGCAACTCCATGCCAGCATAATCACCCACCATGCAGGCATGGGCGGAGACCATGAAGGGCACCAAGTCTGGGATAGTCACGGAGAACACACACTCGTCGTGAATCGGTGCGATGACCTCACAGTCAAACACCTGCTCAAGACGGGCTTTCCACATGCGGCCTTCAGCCAACTTGGTCATCTCGGCTGCAGAACCTTGGATTCGGAACGACAAGGCTTGGCGCTGGGGGCCTTCCTCGTCACCGCTGGACGCTTGGTCAATCATCTTGGCCAGGTGGCGAACAGCCCCCAACAAGGTCTTTACAGTGCCGTGCTCGTATATGGCTGCCATCTCTGTCTCAGCCCATGCTTCAGCTACAGGGAAGGCTACAGCTTTAGCCTCAAGCATGTCTGTAGCATCCTGTTTAGTTACCATCAGCATACGACTTAGTTTTCCGGGCTTAATCCTATATTGGCTGCCGAAATTAACTGCTTTACCTAAAGCTCTGCACTTTTTCACAGTCTCATAGAGTGGATTAGACTTATCGTCTTTAGCTGCAACAAACTGTTCGTAAGTTATAGCCTCATTGCGTCCGTTGTAAATACCTAAGCCAGTAATCGAGTGCATATCTTTTGGCGAGTCACCTACAAATACTTCACGCAGAACTGGGTCTTTTGACCACTCAGCCAGGAGCAGAATCTCTTGACTAGAGAAGTCCATCGAGACGATAACAGCGTTGCGCTTGTGTGGCACGATTACCTCGCGGAACCTTGCAGCTTGACCCTCAATCTTGGCGTGTTTTGGAAGCTGTTGCAGGTTTGGTGCTGAACTGCTGGCCCTGCGTGTGTTAGTTCCACACTGGTTATGGTTAGAGTGAATTCTACCAGTTTTCCAGTGGACTAACTTAGGGTAAGTCTCGTAGTACAGACCGCTACGTGTCTGCACCATCTTAATCAACTTCAAGGACTCAAGGGCTGCCTTCTCTTCTTCTGGTGCATCCAGCAAAGCGTAGGCAATAGCTGTAGTGTCAGTCGAAGGGTTGGGCAGCCGAGCGCCGGGGGGTGGCGGCATCGCGTTGTAGGCCTCCAAGGTTAGGGGCACGTCCATGGCGTTGCGGATAGCTTCGTTGGAGCGTGTACCTGGCCCGTTGTTGAACAGGCGCAGAGGCAAGCCCATCACGTCGTACATCAACTTGGTAATCTGCTTGGGGCTGCCTGCGTTGAACTCCGGCGCGGCGACGAAGCGGCGATGCACGTAGCACGTCACAGCGGCGGCGTCATCAGCGGACACCAAGTCTGCCAAGAGCTTGTCCTGAATCCTTGGGACAAGTTTTGCCGGTGTGCGTATCGCTGTCTTTAGCTCTTGCCCACAAATCAGTGCTGCCTGCTTGATGGCTGCTGCGTCCAGCTTCTCAAACACCGGTGCAACGGTGCCTTCCCACCCGTGGGTGATGAGGTACTTGTGCAGCACGGCCTCAGCGTCAACCTTGGTCTTCGCATCCAGCTCAGCCAACTCGTAGAGCTTGGCAACGTCAACCTTAACGCCGTGGACATAGCTTTGGGCATGCAGGTAAGACGCGTCAATCTCAACGTCCAAGTACACCTTCCAGTGGTGCTCAAGTTGCATGTGCAACTTGAAGAAGTTGTGCAACGAGGCGGTGACGATGGTGTCATCGCAAGCGTAGGACTTGACGTGTGCAGCGGACAACTCACGCATCTTGTACTGGCGGCGCTCGGTGGCCTCGAAGATTGCTGGCTCCACCTCGATTGTGCCGCCTTCGACCAAAACCGGGGCGGAGGGTCTTGGAGTCTCGCAGTCCAGTGAGCGCATGTCTCGCTCCCATGCGTCCATTGCCACGGCGTATTTCTGGGACTCCATCTCTACGTCAGCCGCCGTGACCTCACGGATTACGGCCTCCTTGACACACTTGTCAAAGGTGCTCAGCAACTGGCCGCCCTGCAGAGTACCGATAGGGCCTTCCAAGGTTGTCACAGCGCTGTACTCAACTTGGTCGTAGCCGAAATACATCTTGGCCAACTTCTTCAAGCCCAAGGACTCGTTCTCGTTGACGTAGGAGGCTTCCAGCTTGGTGTCCAGCCAGTTGGGCAAGTAGCCCTCATAGCCGTTGTCCTTGAAGCGCTCGCCCCAAGCGTTGTAGAGTACCGGACCCTCGAACGCCACGTTTTGGATGACCAACTGCTTGCCCAAGTTCATGGCGAAGTCGGCCACGTCGTCGAGGGGTACGCAGTCGGTGTCTACGTGGTCCACCGGGATGTAGACGGTGTACTGCAGGTTATCACCGAAGGTGAGCGACATGCCGGACAACTCAGAGCCGATGACATCAACGATGCCGCCGTTGGCCTCGACCCACTCGTCGGACTCATCCGGTGTGGAAGTCTCGATGTCCAGCGCTACGAAGGCGGACTGGGCAATCAGAGGCTTGGCCCACGACTTGAACGACTCCCACTTGGAGCCGGAGACAAGGTGGGACTGCCCTTGCCACTTCGTCAGTCGCTCGTCATCCACCTTGCCGCGAATCAGACCGGGGGACCACTTCAGCGGGTTCTGCAAGGTGTTGACCCACTCGGTGTGAATCTTGGCCAGCTTCCATGACTTGATGAACTCGGCAGAGCCGTCAAAAATCTTCTTGACCACTTTGACGCCGCACTCTGGGTGTAGCTCGTCCAAGTTGCCAATCTCAGCCAAGCGGGCAAGCTCTTCAAGGCCTGCATCGCCGTAGTCGCGGTAGAACTCAGCAAAGGCTGCGGGGCCAAAGCCTTTGATACCTTTGATATTGTCGGAAGAGTCACCGACCAGCGCCTTGTACACGCTAATCCAGCGGTTCTCAAACGGCCCAAAAGGGTTCTCGTTCAAGTCGCGGTCACCGATGCTGGTGTGGATTGTCGCGCCGTAGGCGTTGATGCCGGACAGTACAGCCAAGTCGCCATCGCCTGAGCGGATTACGAGGTCCTCTTCCGTATGCTGGGCCAGCCAGCCAAGGATGTCATCACCCTCGACATAATCTTGGGTCAGAGACAGGGCACCGAGCTTGAAGAAGACGCTCTGCAACTGCTCTTTGAGGTTGTTGAACTCGACGTAGGCCTCGTTGGGGCGCTTGCCGCGCTGAGCCTTGTACTCTTTGTCGATCATGCCGCGCATGACCTTGCTGGACTGGCCCTCGAACACCAAGATGGCGTCCTTGGGGGTGAGGTTGAATTTCTTGAGAGAGGTGATGATGGAGTTGACGGCGTTCTCGTAGCCGCATGCTTGGGTGTTTACCCAGTAATCTTTGCCGTCTTCTGTGACAGCGTTGAAACCTTCTTGGTCTTTGCCTACTGAGAGGCACTGCCAGATGATACTGCTCATGTCGATAGCTAGCTTCATTTTTTATCCTTAAAATTTACTTTGTTATTGCGGCTCTTATACATTTTTGCATTAGGGTCTATGGCCAGTTCTGCAGGCCAACCAGCCCGTAAGCGATACCTTAGCTTATTGTACGCTATGCCATTTTCTTCGGCCCAAGCTAATACAGGCTTTTCTACACTGCCTACCCTTAGAAATAGGGTATTCTCTCGGTTACTGTTCTGAACTTTACGAGTAGCCCATACGCAGTTATGTGGGCCATAACCTTGCAGGTTGTTCACCCACTCCAACGTATCGCTTGGGCTTGGGCGGTGCCCCATATCTAGCAAAAAATTAGCGAAGTCTTTCCAGCGGTCTACGGGCGTACGATCCTTATACTTCTCGGTGCTCCTGCATCTGCTCCACATACCCTTCCAGATAATGTATTCAGGAGTATGTGAGGAGTTATGTGTCGAGTGGTGGGTGTCTTTCTGAAGACACCCACAGGACTTCGTAGTCTCGTCCACAAGTGAAAAGCCTCGAACAGTGGTATAGTTACCGCAGACGCACTTACATAACCACAAGGCATTGCTGCTCTTGTCTAAGCCTACGAAACTCTCCACAGAGAGCCTGGTAAATTTCTTCCCTAGAAGGTCCTTGACTCTAGGAGTTAGTGCCAGCTTTTTCATATATTTCCTAATGTAAGAAAAGCCCTCCGAGGAGGGCTTGGGTTTTAGCGTATGTTGCCTTGCAGCTCGTCTGCAACTAATTTTGAATATCCTGCCACATCGGTCCAAGAGTCATCGTAATTGGCATCTCCGTTTACGATTCGTCCAATCTTGTGGAACACCATCTCAAGTGCTTCCTGTTGTGTGTCTGTCAGCACCTTGTTTCTGGAATCCAAGTGCTTCTTCAGCAGCCGCTTGAAGTCTTGTGTGACGTTAGCGTGGCCTTGGAAGGTTCCGTAGCGAGAGCCGCGCTCTGCGAGGATGGTGACCAAGGTTGGGGCAACTGTTGGGACTTCTTTGGCTGGGCGTCCGCGTTTCTGTACTTGAACAAAAGGCATCTTACGTGTTGTCATTTAGTTTCTCCGATAAAAGTTGTGAAATCTTTGGTTCTGGTTTCCAATAATTCGGCCCCTTCTGGAGCTTATTGAATTGGTCTTTGATTGGGTTTCCATCTGCACCCATCTTGCTGAAGTTGGACTGCATAATTACAGAGATAACTTCCTGCATGGGTAGGCCGTACTTTGCACCCTCAGAGGCACAGTAGACCATAATATCACCAAACCAGTCAGCAAGGTTAGTCAAGGTTTCTAGATTCGTCGAACCTTCTTTATTGTAGGTTTCGATGATGTCAAATCCCTCATCCAGCTCATCACGAAGAATCTTCGTGAAGTTGAGCAGCTTCAAAGGGAAGCCATCCGGCAGGGCGGGCTTGTCGAGGCAGGGGAACCCGTACATCGTATTGAACTTCTTGATGTCATCAAACATTTTTCATTTTCTCCAAGGTGTATTTGAGGTCTTGGTCAAGTCCAGCTTGACCCAAGAGCCAAGCGCGGTAGTCTGCTGGCACGTTCAGGATTGGCACACCCTTGTGCTTCCCGAAGGGCATGACATGCAGCATCTTAGGTGTGCTGGCCCGCTTGAACAGCGCTTCCAGCGTAGTACCGGTCTTTGGCAGAATCACCTGCAGCAGGTCATGCACTGTCAAGATGTCACCCAAGGCTGAGTGTGACTTTCGGTCGGGTAGACCAAGTTCCGATTGCAGGGTGGCCAACTTGTGGTTGGTGGTGCCTGTAATGTATTTTCTGGACAAGGCCAGAGTACATAGGGTTGCTGCTGGTGTGTAAACACTAGCAATCATTCGAGTATCGAATGGTGCGTTGTGGCAGATCATCCACCCAGACTCTGGCAGTAGTTTTGCTACATCAGCAAGTTTAGGTTTGCCCTCACACATCTCGTTAGAGATTCCGTGAATGGCAAATGCGCCGGGTTCAATCTGGCGCTCGGGGTCTACAAGGGTTTCGTGCTGGTCGAGAATGTTGAGGTTCTCGTCCATGGTGACCCATGCGATTTCACATACGCCACCTGATAGGCCCGCAGTTTCTGTATCTAAAATTAGGTAATTGTTCATGCGTGAAAAAGGCCCAGAAATTCTGG